CCGACGAGCTTGTATTCGGCTATCAGGAGCGGTTCGCAGAATACCGCTATAAGCCGAGCGATATTACCGGGCAATTCCGGTCAAATTTCGCAACGACACTCGATACATGGCATCTCGCCCAAGACTTTGCGGCGTTGCCTACTCTCAGCTCTTCTTTCATAGAAGATGATCCACCCGTTGAACGGGTGATTGCGGTCGTTACCGAACCGCATTTCATCTTCGACTCGTACTTCTCTCTACAATGCGCCCGTCCCATGCCGGTGTACTCTGTGCCGGGTCTTATCGACCACTTTTAAAGGAGGTCGTCATGGGTCTCTTCAGCTCAATTGCAAAAGCGGCTATTGGTCCGCTCATCGGAGCGGCCTCATCCGCGTTCGGCGCTCAAATTCAAAACGAGGCGGCAATGGCTGCCTCGCAAAAACAAATGGACTTCCAAGAGCGAATGCGTGGAAGCCAATACCAAGCCGCAATGGCGGACATGCGAAAAGCAGGTCTCAATCCGATACTCGCCTATCAACAAGGCGGCGCTGGAACCCCCGGCGGCTCGACCTATAGTCCTGTCAACGTCGGGGCTGCTGCTACAACTGGCGGCGCTCAAGGCGCTGCCAGTGCTCTTGGTCTTCGTCGTTTCAAGATCGAAGAAGCTCTCGCTGGCGAGACGATCAGCAAAATCCAATCTGAAGCCTGGAAAAATGAAACAGGCGCTCTCGTAGATCAAGAGACCCGGCAAAATCTGAAAGATCAGGGTCGCCTGCTTAAGCAGGAATTCGAGATCAGAAAACCAGATGTTTCATCCGCAAAGCATGCGGAGAAACTCTATAAGTCACCTGCTGGAGACTTCTTCAAATGGTGGCAAATGCTTAAACGGAGATAAATGTAATGGAACATACAGACCAGGAAACTGGTGAAATCACTCCGGCGTTCCTTCCAATTCGGAACGCAAATCCCTGGACGCGCGTGCGCGTCGCCAAGCATTTTCCTTTACCTTCGCTTGCCAAGCAATCTTTTAAAGATGAATGTAATATCAACACAATAATGGGGAAATATGACAAAACCGGGCTAATCGAACACCTGAATACTCATCAGGGACAATACGGGGACTTCGTAGGCTTTCAAGACTACCAAACATCACTCAATCAAATACTTGAAGCCGACGAGATGTTCATGTCAATACCATCCAAAATACGGTCCCGCTTTCAAAATGACCCGGAAAAATTCCTCCAATTCGCTCAAGACCCTGAAAATCTCGATCAAATGATCGAAATGGGTCTAGCACGACCAAAGCCACCAGAGCCTGCTAAAGGCGGAACACCGCCAGAAGGCGGAAGACCCCCGGCATCGGCCGAGACCACGCCTGGCGAGGCCGCGGCGGCCGTTGCGGCCGCATCGACGCCGGGATAAATGCCCGAAATCGGGCTTGCACAGTTACAGCTACTAGATGTTAACTGTGCGGACTGACACCGTCAGTCCAAAAAAACAGGAGATTGAGATGCGACACAGGAGCAAAATTAAAAAGCGGACGTCAAAGCGGCTATTTAAGCGGACGGCACGCAAGGTCAAATCGAAAAACTACCGAACCGCGCCTATGCGGGGCGGAATTCGCCTATAAGAAACGTGACGTGTTTCCATCCTATAAAAGGCTGGGCGAAAAAAGGTGATCCGAAGGTGACTACCTTCAACCGCTCGAAAGCCTTTACCGACCTCCCGCGCACCGTCCCTTGTGGGCAGTGCGTGGGTTGTCGGCTGGAGCGCTCCCGGCAGTGGGCGGTCCGATGCTTTCACGAAGCAAGTCTACATCAAGACAATTGCTTCATAACATTGACCTACAACAAAGAAAATCTCCCAATAAACGAAAGTCTCGATGTACGAGTATTCCAACTCTTCATGAAGAGACTAAGAAAAAAATATGATCACAAAATCCGTTTCTACGCGTGTGGGGAATACGGCGACAAGGTCGGCCGACCCCACTATCACGCGTGTCTATTCAATCACTCTTTCCCTGACCAGATAATCTGGAAAGTAAATAAGGAGGGTATACTATACCGATCAAAACAACTCGAAGAAATATGGCCCTATGGCTTCTCAGCTATTGGGGCCGTAACCTTCAAATCAGCGGCCTATGTGGCGCGCTATATAATGAAGAAAAGAACAGGCCAAATGGCCGAGCAACATTACCAAGGGCGAACGCCCGAGTTCACACTCATGTCACGTAGACCCGGAGTAGGGGCACGGTGGTTAGAGAAATTCGCCACCGATATCTATCCCGATGACTTTGTCATCATCAATGGGAAGAAAACAAGACCCCCTCGGTACTACGATCAAAACTTCGAGCTACTTGATGAACGGTCTATGACCAAAATCAAACAGGAAAGGAAACGGAACCTCCGCGATCACGCGGATAACAATACACCCGAACGTTTAGAAGTTCGGGAAAAAATTCAAATAAAAAAATTGCAGCAACTTAAACGCAACCATGACAATGGAGAGTAAACCATGTTAATTCAAATCTTCACAGTATATGACAGTAAAGCGGAAGCATACCTGCAGCCGTTTTATATGGCCACAAAGGGCCAAGCTGTCAGGGCGTTCACCGATATGGCGAACGACCCAAATCACTCGTTTTACAAGCACCCAGAGGACTACACTTTGTTCCATCTGGGGCAATATGAGGACGCAAGAGCGTCCTTCCATCTCCAAAAAACACCGGCTCCTATCGGCAAGGCTATCGAGTTTAAAACTGTCCGCGAACTCCCGTTGGGAGACGCGCGGCTCGACCTGGCCGACAGCGCAGGAGGCGTCGCATGAAATCCGTAATGAAGCATGAATTTTCGCGCGCACCAGCGGCGGAAATTCCTCGATCGCGGTTCGATCGGTCGCACGGACATAAAACAACATTCGACGCGGGATACCTCGTACCGGTCTTCGTAGACGAAGCTCTCCCCGGTGACACCTTCAACTGCAAAATGACGGCTTTCGCTCGTCTCGCTACTCCGCTGCATCCGTTCATGGATAATATGTTCCTCGATACGTTCTACTTTGCGGTCCCGTACCGGTTGCTGTGGAGCAACTGGGAAAAATTTAACGGGGCGCAAGTCAATCCTGCGGACTCGACGGACTTCTTGCTGCCGACAATGACCTCGCCGGCAGGCGGGTATCTGGAAGGCACTCTTTCGGATCACTTTGGGATTCCGACACTCATCGCGACGTTGGTCCATCAATCGATGTTCCATCGCGCATACAATCTGATCTGGAACGAATGGTTCCGAGATCAGAATCTTCAAAACTCTTTAACCGTGGACGTTGACGACGGTCCGGATGATCCGGCCGATTACGTCTTACAGCGACGCGGCAAACGCCACGACTACTTTACGTCCTCTCTGCCTTGGCCTCAAAAGGGGCCAGCGGTAGAACTCCCGCTTGGTACCCAAGCGCCGATTTCGGGCCTTGGGGTCTTGGACACTCAAGTCCCAGGCGGGCCTACAGCAAACGTCAAGGACTCTGTCGGGACTGGTATCACTTACACCGACGACTTCTTAAATACCTCGAGTACATTTCACATGCGCTCTTCCGGTCCTTTGGCCGGGGACGTCCTCGACGTTTACGCGGATCTTTCATCCGCGACAGCCGCGACAATCAATCAACTCCGGCAAGCGTTCCAAATTCAGAAACTCTACGAGCGGGACGCTCGAGGTGGGACACGCTATACGGAAATAATCAAATCACACTTCGGGGTAACGTCCCCTGATGCTCGCCTACAGCGGCCCGAATATCTCGGCGGGGGATCGTCCCCGATAAATGTGAACCCGATACCACAAACCAGCGAGACGGCGACAACGCCACAAGGAAATCTCGCTGCAATGGGAACCGTCACGCTCAACAATCACGGGTTCACAAAATCTTTTACAGAACACTGTATCATTATCGGCATGGTCTCTGCCCGTGCCGATCTCAACTATCAACAGGGCCTAAATAGAATGTTCTCCCGCTCGACGCGGTGGGACTTCTACTGGCCCGCTCTTTCTCACATCGGCGAACAAGCCGTGCTTAATAAAGAAATCTTCGCGGACGCATCTGCGGCCGACGAGCTTGTATTCGGCTATCAGGAGCGGTTCGCAGAATACCGCTATAAGCCGAGCGATATTACCGGGCAATTCCGGTCAAATTTCGCAACGACACTCGATACATGGCATCTCGCCCAAGACTTTGCGGCGTTGCCTACTC